ATGAGGTAGTAACAATTTCAGACCAAAAAGGGTTAGTTGAGAATTTTCATGAACCAGCTAACAATGACGGTGGAGCAGAAGATTATTATTCCGCAGAAGGATTCCTTAGATATGGGTCTTCTTTGAGAGTAGTAAGAATAAACTCAACAGGATTGTATAGTGCTAATTCAGCTGGTCATGCAACATCATTAATAAAAAATAATGACGAATACGTAGAAACTTACAGAGACGGTTCTCAATCCGCTACTGTAGGTAATTGGGTATCCCGTCATCCAGGCGATTTAGGTAACTCTCTAAAAGTTTCACTTTGTTCTACAGCAGACGCTTATGAAAAAGACAATGCTGGTACAACAGCAGGAAACAATGCATTTGGAGCGACTTCAATAACTACTGTCGCAAACGCATCAACGTTATTTAAAGATAGGGATATTATATCCTTTGACAATCATAACCAAGATTATAGAATTACTAGTATATCGGGTACAACTTTAACAATTGTCGCAATAGGACAACCTACAGGAACAGGATTAACATCCGCTGTTGATGGTTCTACCACACCCGTAAATATTAATAGAAAGTGGGAATTCCACGGTAACTTTGACAAAGCGCCAGGAACTTCACCAAGTGCAGCTCAGAAAGGTGCATCACTTGATGAATGTCACGTAGTCGTAAGTGATGAAGACGGTGTATGGACTGGAACACCAAATTCAGTTCTAGAAACATACGCATTCGTATCACTTGCAAGTGACGCTAAAGACGCTCAAGGTTCTTCTAACTACTACAGAGATGTAATTGCCAATAAATCAGAATATGTATATTGGGTAGGTCATTTCAGTGGAGAAGATGGTGTAGTTTCAACTACTCCAGCGGTTACTGCTATTTACAGTACACCAACCGAAGCAAGTTTCACAGGAACCTTAGAACTTACAGATGGAACTACAACAGTTTCCGTCTCTAGTGCTACTTACACTGATGTTGGTGGACAGGTTACCGCTATTCAAGGTGCGACAGGTTATGCTTCATTGCTTTACACTGTTAGTAACACTGGTACAAACCTTATTTTAACTTATAAGGCTGCTGGTGCAGTTTCACCTAACCCTACATTTACTAAAGGTGGTGCAGCTATAACAGTAACTGCAACCACAGCTGGTGTCAATTCAATATCAACAACTTCTGCTCCAGCGGGTACACACGATAGTGCCGCTGAACACAGAACTTTTGCACAATCAATTGCAGACCCATTTGGTGTCTTAACTTTACCCCTTAACGCTACGTTAAGTGGTGGTGCTAACGGTTTCCATCCGACAGCAGGACAGAAGTACGGTGCATGGCAAGACCATTTTGCAGACGCAGAAACAGTAGATATCTCATTCCTAATTGTTGGTTCAACAAGAACTAGTGATGTAACGGGTACTGAACAAGATATCGCACTCGACTGGACAACTCTTGCTAATCAAGCAATCTTGATTACCGAAGCTAGAAAAGATTGTATGGCAATTATGTCACCACGAAAAACTGATGTAGTTGACGTTTCAAGTGAATCCACACAAGCATCTAATGTAATAACAACCGCTAACAGTGCATCAAGTTCTTCTTATGCAGTAATAGACAGTGGTTGGTTATACATCTACGACAGATACAACGACAGATACTGTTGGGTTCCAGGCAATGGACACACTGCTGGTATCATGGCAAGGTCTGACCTATTACGTGACCCATGGTTCTCACCTGCTGGTTTCTCAAGAGGTCAATACCTAGGTGTAACTAAACTTGCGTTTAATCCTTCACAATCAAGTAGAGATGACTTGTATCGTGCAAGAGTTAACCCAGTTGTTACATTCCCAGGCCAAGGAACAGTTTTATTTGGTGACAAAACTATGTTAACATCACCTTCTGCATTCGATAGAATCAATGTAAGAAGATTGTTCATAGTTCTAGAGAAAGCAATCGCAACTGCCGCTAAAGCACAACTCTTTGAATTCAACGATGCATTCACAAGAGCACAATTTAGAGCTGCTGTTGAACCTTTCTTAAGAGATGTTAAGAATAGAAGAGGTCTAATCGACTTTACTGTCCTATGTGACGAAACAAACAATACTGATACGGTTATCGATAGAAACGAATTTGTATGTTCTATCTTTGTTAAACCGAACAGGTCTATTAACTTTATTACTCTGAACTTTGTTGCTGCTAGAAGTGGTGTCGAGTTTAGTGAAATATACGGTGCAGTTTAAGGGAGAAATAAATGGCAACTATAGATGAATTTAAAGCGCAATTAATTGCTGGTGGCCCAAGGGCTAATAGGTTTAGAGTCTTCATACCACGTGCTGGTAATAAGATTGAATTCCTATGTCAAGCTGCTCAGATTCCCGCTATGACTGTCGGACAGGTTACAGTTCCGTTCCGAGGAATGAACTTGAAACTTGCTGGTGACAGAACATTTGAACCATGGGCAGTTACAGTAATCAACGATGTTGAGTTCTCTGTAAGAAATGCTATGGAACAATGGCAGTTGGATATCAGTCAGTTAGACTCAGGAATCGGTGCCACGAATAACGATTACTTGTTATCACGTGCATTCGTTGAACAACTTAACAAAGATGACACTGTCCTAGCGAGATACGAATTTTTTAACATGTTCCCTCAGTCAATTGGTGCTATAGAACTTAATATGGGTACTGCAGACGAAGTGGAAACATTTGAAATTTCATTCGATTATTCTCACTGGGAAAGAGTCATTTAACTCACAGTGAATTGCAGCCCTTTTAGGGTGGTATAAATATTAGTATGGAAATATTTGGGTTTGAAATTACTCGTAAACAAGACGAGTTAAGAGCGATAGAGGTGTCTACGGCACCTTCTTTCGTGCCGCCTGTTGAGGATGATGGGACTCCTGTCATCCAACAACAACATGGCGGTTTTATCAGTGGTGGAGCATATGGTTCCTACATTGATATGGAAGGTGGTATCAAAAATGAGGTAGGTCTCATTACTAGATACCGTGAAATATCTTTGATTCCTGAGTGCGACTCAGCGATTGAAGACATAGTTAATGAGTGTATCACATCGGATTCGCAAGATAAGATTGTTTCACTCGATATGGGGGACGTTAAACTCTCCGATAGTATCAAAACAAAGATACACACCGAGTTCAATCACATTCTTGCTATAATGAAGTTCAATCAGAACTCTCATGAAATTTTCCGAAAATGGTACGTAGATGGAAGAATATACTTTCATAAAGTCGTTGATTCGTCAAGACCAAAAGCTGGTATTGTGGATTTACGAGGAATCGACCCTCTTAAGATTAAGAAAGTTCGCAACGTAATTAAAGAGAAAGATGCTAAAGCAGGGGTTGATGTAATTAAAAAAGTTGAAGAGTTTTATGCCTTCAACGATAAAGGTTTCGATAAATCTTCCGCCAACGATGGAACAACGGTTAAGATTGCACCCGAAGCGGTGTCATACACTACTTCAGGTTTATTAGATTACACGAAAAATGTTGTAATCGGTTATTTACATAAAGCATTGAAGACTGCAAATCAGTTATCAATGATGGAAGACGCATTGGTTATCTATAGGATATCACGTGCACCCGAAAGAAGAATTTTCTACATTGACGTAGGTAACCTTCCGAAGGCAAAAGCAGAACAGTATCTTGCTGAGACAATGAATAAGTATAGAAATAAACTTGTTTACAATGCAGATACAGGGGAAATCAAAGACGATAGAAAACATCAAAGTATGATGGAAGATTTTTGGTTACCTAGACGAGAGGGTGGACGAGGAACAGAGATATCAACTCTTCCAGGCGGACAAAACCTTTCGGAGATAGAAGACATTGAATACTTTAAGTCGAAGTTATATAAAAGTTTAAGTATTCCTGCTTCAAGAATGGAGTCAGATAACGGTTTTAATTTAGGACGGTCATCTGAAATCCAAAGAGATGAACTTAAGTTTAATAAGTTCACTAACAGACTTCAGAAGAAGTTTAGCAGAGTATTTGTTGATGTTTTAAGAACTCAATTGATACTCAAAGAAATTGTAACGCAACAAGAATTTGATAGTTTAATACGAGATTTTGTTCAATTTGATTATGCGAGTGACAATCACTTTGCAGAGTTAAAGGACGCAGAAATAATGCGTGAAAGACTTGAGACTCTTGGAACAGTTGATGAATATGTTGGAAAGTATTACTCACAAGCTTATGTTAGAAAGAATATTCTACAGATGAGTGAGGAAGACATCAAACTAATGGATAAACAAATTGCTGATGAGGGTGACTCCGAAGACGGTGATGATAGTGAGGAATTTTAATAAATGAGTATATCAAGAAAAATTGTAGACGAAATTGAAGCAGGTAAATTGCAAGATGCTAAGTCATCTATCTTTGATGGTATCAAAGAGAAAGCTGCTCAGTCTGTAGATATGAAGCGTGTTGAAGCACAAGTCGATTGGATGAATAACGAACCTGAGACAACAGAGGAATAGTAATTGAAATCATTTGCATCAATATCAATGGAACTTAATGAAGCTAAGAAGTTTAAACTTCCTAGTGGACATAAAGAACTTAAGATAGACAATATAAAGGCAGGTGGAACAAACTACGTCATTACTTATACTCAAAAGGGTAGTGAAGTATTCGCCTTTGTCAATGCAAACGAAACTGGGCCTTACAGTAACTTGAAAGACGCAGAGAAATCTGTAAAGGAACTAGCCAAACTTTTCAAACAGATGAATTTTGAAGGGGTAACAGAAGAGGAAATTTTCAATGAAATTAATTTCAGAGTATAACGAAGCAAGACCATTAATAGAAGCAAAAGAAAACGGTAAAAAAGATTATTTTATCGAAGGTATCTTTATGCAGTCCGAAATCAAAAATAGAAACGGACGAGTTTATCCCAAAGAAATAATGGCAAAAGAGGTCAAACGTTACGTTAAAGAATTTGTTGACCAACAAAGAGCATTCGGTGAGTTAGGTCATCCCGAAGGGCCAACTATTAATTTAGATAAAGTATCCCACATGATAACAGAGTTGTACGAAGATGGTAACAACTATGTGGGTAAAGCAAAGATTTTAAGCACCCCCAACGGTCAAATTGTGAAAAATTTAATTGATGATGGAGCTAAACTAGGTGTGTCGAGTAGAGGATTAGGTTCTTTAGAACAAAAGTCCGATGCTCAATACGTTAAAAGTGACTTTCAACTAGCAACTGCTGGTGATATCGTTGCAGACCCGTCTGCCCCCGAAGCTTTCGTAGAAGGCATTATGGAAGGTGTAGAATGGATTATGGACAACGGTGTACTAACACCAGTTAAGATGGATAGTATGAGAGACGCATTAAGAGGCGCTAAAAGCGCAAAACTTGAAGAAACTAAAATTAATTTATGGAAAGAGTTCGTTAAGAACCTATAACATATAAATAAAAAAGTAAACTCAAACAGGAGAAAAATATGGCAGAGTTAGATACAAACCAAGAAACAGTCTTAGAGGCAGGTCAGCCTGACGCTAAAGCTGAGAAAGGTGATAAAAACCCGCCTAAGCAAGGTTCCAGTGACGCCGCTAAAATTGAAAGTGGAAAAGCTGAAGTCGTTAAACCCGAAGAAAATCCTGTTGACAAAGCTGTCAGTTCTGTAGATAAAGCAGAAGATGGAGTCAAAGAGATTTCGTCTGACCCTCAACAGAAGGGTGAGGGGAAACCTGAGAAGTCTGAAAAAATCAAAGAAGGTGAAGGTGACGATGAAGAAGCGGAAGTTTCTGAGGCACCTGTTCCAACTAAGATGGAGACAATTAAAGCTATCGTCAACACAATGAAGGAAATGAACAAAGAAGACCTTCAAGGCATTTTCACTTCCATAACAGAAGGTGAGGTAGACGAATCTTTGACTAAGGCAGAAATCGCTAGAAGTATTGTCGAACTAGTTAAAAAACTAGACGACAGCGAGGTTCAAGAAATGTACAAGTCTATGACTAATGAAGAAGTAGAAGAAGAAGTCTCAGAAGAGATTGACGAAGAAGCTTCCGAAGAGTTGGAATCTAAACTTGTCGAGATTGAAATTGAAGACGACTTAAATGCAATCTCAGAAGCATTAGATTTGTCCGAAGAGAACCAAGCAAAAGCAAAAACAATATTCAAAGCTGCAGTTCAATCTAAAGTCTCAGAAGTTGAGAAAGATTTGAAAGAAGCTTATGAATCCGAATTAAAAACCTCAGTAGATAAGGTCAAAGCAGAACTAAGTGAAGCAGTTGACAAATACTTGTCTTACGTAGCTGATGAGTGGACGAAAGAAAACGAATTAGCCATTGAGAGAGGTTTGAAAGCTGAGATGACTGAAAACTTTATCACAGGTCTGAAGACATTGTTCGTAGAACATTATGTTGACGTTCCTGAAGATAAGTATGATGTTATCGATGAGCTTTCTAATCGTCTCGATGAGATGGAAGTTAAACTTGACTCCGAAGTCCAATCAAATATGGACATTGCAGAAGAGTTGAACACTCTCAAGAGAAAAAATGTGGTGAAAGAAGCGTCTTCTGACCTTACCGAATCACAGAAAGAGAAACTTGAGTCACTTGCAAACGGAGTAGACTTTAATGACGAATCAGACTTCCAAGAGAAGATTGGTGAAATCAAAGAAGCATACTTTGGAATTGAAAGTGAAACAATTTCCGAGGATACAGTTGTTGAAGAGGGAACTGGAACGCTTGAAGAAGAAAATTCTTCACCTGTTTTAGCACCAACTTTACAAAGGTATGCTGACGCAATATCAAAACTAAAACCATTAGGTTAATTTAAAGGAAAATAAAATGTTTTTATCAGAAAACTTACAGGAGAAGTGGCAACCAATCCTAGAGCACAACGATTTGCCAAAAATCGAAGATAGCTATAAGAGAGCAGTCACCGCAGTAATCCTAGAAAACCAAGAAAAAGCTCTTAACGAAGATAGAGTTTCACTTGACGAAGCTGCACCTTTAAACGCTACTGGCGCTTCAGCCGTATCTAACTGGGATCCAATCCTAATTAGTCTCGTAAGAAGAGCTATGCCTAACTTAGTTGCGTATGACATTTGTGGTGTTCAACCAATGACTGGCCCAACGGGTCTTATCTTTGCTATGAAAGCAAGATATAACGACTATCCAACTTTAGGAAGAGAAGGTAAAACTGAGGCCCTAGGTCTTAACGAACCTCAAACTTCTTACAGTTCTGGCGCCAACCCAACAGCTGACGGTGCTCTAGCAGCCCAAGTCAGTGACCCTTTTGATACTTCTTCACCTTCATACGAAAGTACGACTGGTGGTGGTATGACTACTGCAACTGCAGAAGCATTAGGTGATGTTGAGGCTTCAAACGGTTTCGCACAAATGGCATTCTCAATTGAGAAAGCAACAGTAACTGCAAAAAGCAGAGCGCTTAAAGCGGAATACACTTTAGAACTAGCTCAAGACCTTAAAGCAATCCACGGTCTAGACGCTGAATCTGAATTGGCAAACATTCTCTCATCTGAAATCCTTGCGGAAATCAATAGAGAAGTAGTACGTAACGTTAACATTCAAGCAAAAATAGGTGCATCTGCAACTGCTTCTGCTGGAACATTCAACTTAGATGTTGATGCTAACGGACGTTGGTCAGTTGAGAAATTCAAAGGTCTATTGTTCCAAATAGAAAGAGAATCTAACGTAATTGCAAAAGAAACTAGAAGAGGCAAAGGTAACTTTATTCTTTGTTCTTCAGACGTTGCTTCTGCATTGTCAATGGCAGGTGTATTAGATTACGCTCCTGCTCTTAACACTGACATTAACGTTGACGATACTGGCAATACTTTTGCTGGTGTTCTAAACGGTAGAGTTAAAGTGTACATCGACCCATATGCTGGTGTTGATTACTTGACAGTTGGATATAGGGGTACTAACCCTTATGACGCTGGTCTTTTCTATTGTCCTTACGTTCCATTACAGATGGTTCGTGCGGTTGGTGAGAATACTTTCCAACCAAAAATTGGTTTCAAAACTAGATACGGAATGGTATCTAACCCATTCGTAGGTGCTACATCTGCTGATGGACTTGCAACAGCAGGAACTAACCAATACTATAGAAAATTCGCAGTATCTAATATTCTATAAAGAATAGTTACATCCGAATTAAAAACCCCAGTTCGCTGGGGTTTTTTTTGTCCTAAATAAAAGTGATACCATTCATTCGTGCAGGCTGGAAGTTATCACGGGGAACCTACGGGTTCCCTTTTTTTATGTGACAGTTGTGTGACAGATGTACTATATACTAGTATGGCAAAATTTATTAAACAACGATATAAAAGGTTTCATAAGATGATGAAATCAGGCAGACTTAACAAGGTTATCAAACTCTCAATGACAGACTAAAGGAAGACCTTAAAAAACCCTAAATAGATGTATGACTACTATCAATAAATCTATACTGCAAAAAAATAACTTCAGACTTCTCATAGATAAGGTTCCTACTGTGGAATATTTTGTGAGAACTGCAACTGTGCCTGGTATTTCATTCAGTGAAACTACTGTAGCAACAGGCATAGGACTAGATGCATATTTTCCAGGCGATAAAGTGGAATTTGAAAAACTATCAATTTCTTTTTTGGTGGATGAAGATTTACAGAACTTTAAAGAAATCTATGATTGGATGGATGCAATAGTACCTATTCAAGACCCTAAAAAGTATAAGACACTAATGGGTACAACTGCGACTGCGACCAATCAATTATCAAGTCAAGGTGACACTCTGTCGAAATATAGTATGATTACACTCGTACTAAATACTAATAAGAACATCCCAAATAGATTTTTTAAATTCTATGATGCGTTTCCAACAACCCTAAGTGGTTTAGAATTAGCATCGGGAGAGAGTGGTGAGGCGGTTATCTGTACAGTAGACTTTAGATTTAGTTACTATGAGATAGGAACCTCTAGTTAAAAACACCTTTTAATGGTATAATTATAGTATGAACCTAGAACAACTTAGAAATGAGTGGTCTAAGGATTGTGAAATAGATGACATCGAACTAGATAAGTCATCGTTAGAAGTCCCCAAGCTACACGCAAAATATCAAGAATACTTGACCAATAATATATTGACGCTCAAGAACCTAGAATTCCAATACAACTTACTGCTTAAGAATAAGTGGTTGTGGTATAACGGAAAAATGTCACAAGAACAAATCAAAGAACTCGGATGGGATGATGACCCATTTGATGGTCTGAAGGTTATGAAGAATGATATGCAGATTTGGTACAATGCCGATACTGACTTACAAGCAATAAGTGGTAAGGTTGCATATCAAAAGATTGTAATCGACTTCCTTAAAGAATGTATGCAAAATATCACTTGGAGACACCAAACGATTAAGAACACAATCGATTGGCGCAAGTTTATGGCAGGACAGTAATATGATTCTGAACAATTACATGTACACTGCTCCCGAAGTGTTTACACCCGATGAGGTTGCATTAATACATCGACTAGCAAAGCAGATTCCTATAGACCATGCTAGAACTGGTCATCAACTTCATGCTGACCCTGATGCTGACCCCTATGCAGATACATTGAATCCTACTATTAGGCAGGGTGAGGTTAAGTGGTTTTCAACTCCTGGCCCACATGAGATGCCACAAGTTATTGTTGATAAAATTAATGTCACTGTTCAGCAAGCTATGGATGCGTGTGATTGGGGATTTAATTTATCGTGGATTGAAAATTTCCAGTACACCATATACCATGCTAGAGAGGATGCATTGACTGGTGACTTTTATACATGGCATACAGACCATGGTGGTGAAGTAAGACATGAAACAGGTGAACCATCGCATAGAAAAATCAGTATGACTATACAATTAACAGACCCCGATGAATATGAGGGTGGTAAGTTTCAATGGTTGGAACCTAATGGACAGTATGACGGTATGAAAAAAAGTAATCATAACTTAAATATGGAAGAATCGATTAGGACACTACCTTTCTCTTGTCAAGCGTTGGGTTCAATGTGTCTATTCCCATCTTTTCTATATCACCAAGTAACACCTGTTACAAGAGGAACTAGAGTATCCATCGTAGGATGGTATAACGGCCCACCATGGACTTAAAAATTTCTAAAGTCAATGAAGTCTTTATGTTGATTTCATGTGACGATTCAATAGCAAGGGACTTGCACGATTACTTTTCTTTCAAAGTACCCAATGCAAAATTCATGCCTTCCTACAAGAACAGACGTTGGGACGGTAAGGTATATCTGTTTAGTATCAAAACCCACAAGATTTATATCGGTCTACTTCCATACATTGCTGAGTTCTGTGAGGAAAGACAATACAAATATGAAGTAGACTCAGACGTTGTTGTTAAGAACGTTCTAAGTGAGGACGAACTTATACAGTTTGTTGAATCTTTACATCTACCGTTTGAACCTAGAGACTATCAGTTAGAAGCGTTTAGACGAAGTATAGAGTATGGTAGAAAACTTTTGGTTTCCCCTACAGCAAGTGGTAAGTCTTTAATCATATATTTGTTATCAAGATATTACGATAAGAAAACTGTAATCATTGTACCCACAACATCCCTTGTTGAACAAATGGCAAAAGACTTTATTGAGTATGGGTATGAAGAACGTGTATGTAAAATCTACAGTGGTCAAGAAGTATTCGATGCACCTATCACTATAACAACGTGGCAGTCTTTATCTAAAGCCCCGTTGGATGTATTACAATCATTTGATGTTGTAGTGGGAGATGAGGCGCACCTATTTAAAGCAAATGTATTGAAAGGTATCTTGGAAAAGATGCGAACCACTGCAGTCCGTTTTGGGACAACAGGTACATTAGATGGTACAGAAGTTCACAGATTACAACTAGAAGGTTTATTTGGGCCTGCAACTAAAGTTATCACTACTTCAGAATTAATTGAAGATGGAACCATTGCTGCTATAGATATAGATGTTGTGATATTGGAACATGATAAAATATCTAAAATTTCATATCAAGATGAGATGGAATATCTTGTGATGAATCAAAAAAGAAATGAATTTTTGTGCAACCTTGTATACAGTCTTAAAGGAAATACACTTGTGTTGTTTCAGTTTGTTGAGAAACATGGATTTGTTTTACACAGCATGATGAAGGATAGAGTCAAAGATTTGCACTATGTGTACGGTGGTACTGACACTAAAGATAGAGAAGATATTAGAGAACTGGTTGAAACACAGGATGGTGCAGTTATTCTAGCATCATATGGAACTTTCAGTACAGGTATCAATATCAAAAAGATAGACAACATTGTTTTTGCATCTCCATCTAAGTCAAGAATTAGAAACTTACAGTCGATAGGAAGAGGGTTGAGAAAGGGTAATGGTAAAGAATCTCTTAGACTGTTTGATATTGCTGATGATTTATGGGGTGACAACTATACTTTACGACACCTAAAAGAACGAATAAATATCTACAACGAAGAAAACTTCCCGTATAACATTAAGCAATTTAAACTATGAACCACCTAAATACAAGTATGGAGAACATAACATCATTAGCGCCCAATCGGTATGAAGTTGTTAAATTGAGAACTGGATTGGATATAGTAGGGATGGTCAGAGAGATACCTGAAGGTATCAACATAACTTTACCTATGATTTGTCAATTACAGTTGACGCAAGATAACAATACCCTGTCAACTTTTATTCCTTACGCACCACTAAGTGCTGAACCAACATTGTTTATCCCCAAAGCACATATCGTTCATAGAAACGAACTCAATCATCAATTCATTGATTACTATGACAGTGCATCATCAAAGTGGTTAGATATGGTTGAGAATGGAAGAATTCCTTTAAGGTCTCATACAGAATACAATCAAGATATTAGGGGTGCGGTACACGAAGCGATGGAAAGAATCATCGAAGAAACTGGTGGGCCAATTACGCCTGAGGAACTACGTAAATTAGAAATATTAGAGGATGAAGAGTTTGATTTGGAGACGGAGTATACTGAACACCTTTCCAAGAAACGGACAGTTCACTAATGGCAATTTGGTATTTAAACGAAATTGAAATACAGTCGGGTAAAGAAATGAAACACAATAAGATGGAAATCTTTGAAACCAAAATACATGACTATTGGAATGATAATAGGAAGGCACAAGTCTACCTTACAGAAGATGGTGGTTATGGTTGTAGATATTACGAAGACAATGTTTGGCAAAGAGATGTAGTCTTTGATGGTAAGAATGAGAGATTTGCAGAGAATGCTGCTGAAAATTATGTCATGCGAATATTTGATATCACCTATGATTAAATATCATATTGTTACTTAAAGTATCAGAGATTTTGTTTGTCTAAATATGTGCGAGTAATATGCATTTATCATATAAATTAATAATTGCTCATAAATCTTGTTTATAACCTAACCTATTTGGA